GGGACGATCACACAGGCGCTTTATGTTCCGGGGGGTTCCTATAGTAACACGGGTGTCAACTTCGGAAACGGACATTCGTTGCGTTTCTCAAATCTTGCAGCCTCAAATCTGTTCATGGAGACGTGGGTAAACTTGGCGGGTATTGGGAGATTCCAGAATATCATCAATCGGTCAATTCCCGGTGGCGTAGATTTCGGCATTTATATTCATAGCGGAAACTATATCGTATTTCAGGTATCTAACGCGACCACAACAGTTACGGCTCAGACGGGAAGCTTGACGGCTGGGCCATGGGTTCACTTGGCCGCATCATACCATCGTACAAGCGCGACTCAGGGTACCTTATATGCTTTTGTGAACGGTGCTGCCAGCACGGCTGTGCCGTTCGGGTCGCCGACAGGTTCACAACCAGTCTTTTCATCGACGGCGAATATCTACCTGTTTCACGATAATAATAGTACGGCGTACTTTTCCGGCAACGTCGCCGACGTTCGCGTCATGACCGGCTCCATCGTCCCGGTGGCAACCTTCACGCCCCAATCCGCCCCCTTCACGACCGCCCCGACCTACCGTACAGGTATGGACACGGGCTACACGTCCAACCTGACCTTGGCGCTCAACAGCCAGTACTTCCCGGGCGCCTCGACCTCGCCCTATGGACCTTGCTTGACGTTGCCGGGGACGGTGGGGTCTTATTACTCGCAGAGCACGACTGCGCTCAACACGCCTCTCAACTCGGGGTTCACGATCGAGGCTTGGGTCAACTACGCGAGTTTGGCTAATTCTTCGGCAACTTCGGGAACGATATTTAAAGCATCCCCGACGTCCTCACCTGCAGCTTACGATTGGTTCCTAGGGCCTTCATCAACCACTGGCCAATTTACATTTTTATGGAGTGCGGCCTACGGAACGAATTACAGTTTAACTACATCAGGAACAATCACAACCGGTTCATGGAATCACATCGTTTGCCAGGCCAACAACACTGGTTATGTCAATATGTTCATTAATGGTCAGATTCAGACACTGACCGCAACCGGTTTTTCGGGTTCTGGAACCGCCGTCGCTCTGAACATTTCCGTACCTGCGAATCAATACTCTGGCATCACAGTCGGTCAGTACAACAACGTCCAAGGCCCCAACTTCGCCCTTGCCAAAGCCCGCGTTCTCTTCGGCGCCAACACATACACCACGACAACCTTCACACCCTCCCCCAACCTCGGTGCAATTCCAGCGGGTGGTACGGTCGCCTGGTCTTTGGACACTCAGTACCCTCTGCCAACCTACCCGAGCATCCAGGACGTCACTCCGATCGCACTGCAAGCCAGTGCTTATGGCGCCGTCCCCACGCCCATCGGCGGAGTCACATCAAACGTGCTCAGCCCCTACTCGACCACGTACCCGCAGCTCGACTCGATCCGTTTCGACGGCACCGGGTACATCGATTACGGCAATGCGGCGTCTTCGGTGCTCACGACCAACCTGTGGGCGAACGCGTGGACTATTGAGGGGTGGGTGTACCTGAACAGTTATCCAAACACTCCTGTTTTTGTGCGCGAACCATATACAACAAATTCAGGATCAGACTTCGCCGTTGGTCTAAATAGTTCAGGAGTTCCGTATATAAACTCAAATGGCGGTGTGTTGATTATAGCCGGTACTGCAATTCCCCTGAGCACTTGGACGCATCTCGCAATAACTTATGATGGCGCAAAGTCTAACATTTATCAGGGAACATCCGGAACGTCATCAACAGTTGCATCGGCTACTCCATCTGGTTCAAATATGATTTATACACCAACATCCAATTTCAGGATTGGTGGGTCGGTCTCAGCTGGGCAGATTGTCGGCAACCTCGCCGACGTCCGCGTGTCCAACGTGGCTCGGTACACCGGCTCGACGTACACAGTTCCCAACGTGGCGGACGGCTCGGCTCCGTTCGTGACCGACCGTAACACTTTGCTCCTCCTCAAATCTCTCGCCGGTCAAACAGGAACCACATTGGAGGTCCAGGGCCGCGGGCTCAACGCAGTTTCATTGGGTGCGACGAGATCCGTACAGAGTTACCCGCCGGCGCCCATGTCGTCTTATTTGCTCGATACAACTTCGAATGCCTCCGTCACGTACGGGCAGGGGAAGTACGTGGCGAGTGCGAGTAGTGAGTATTTCAATGGAGCTTATCCAGTATGGGCGGCATTTGATAAGAGTACAAGTCTCAGTGCAATTTACGGAGGTGGAACAATATATTCATATTGGACAAATGGTTCGCAATTATATAGTGCGACAACCGGACTATATACAGGGCCGTTAACAACTGTTGATACTTTAGGAAACGCATACCTTGGAGAATGGCTTCAGCTCCAAGTTCCCGTTTCAACGCTTCTTTCAAACTATGTCATGTCCGTCCGTTCGGATTACGTACACCAGTCACCGTCTAAATTTTGGATTCTAGGATCTCGTGATGGCCTCAATTGGACTTTAATGGATTCACGTTCTGGAATTTCATGGGCTTCGGCCACACAAACGTTCACTGTGGGTGCAACGCAGGCATATAACCTTTTTAGGGTTGTTGTAAACTCTACTACCAATGGTCTAGGAACGGCGAATTTCATGACAATCCTGGAATGGACCCTCAACGGCACCGAAGAGTCCCTCTGCGTGACCAACGACTCCAAGGTGGGCGTCGGCATCGCCAACCCGCAGCGCGCCTTGGAGGTTGCCGGCGACTTGGTCGTCTCGGGCACGATCAGTGGAGGCGCGGGCATGGGCGCCTTCAGGAATCGGATCATCAACGGCGACATGCGGATCGCGCAGAGGGGGACGAGTTCCACCACGGTCGGGTACGCTACGGTCGATCGGTGGGGATCAAGCTCTTCTGTTTCAGGTGGCACTATAACACAGTCCCAGCAGACGCTGGTCGCGGCAGACACGCCATACCAAATGGGTTTCAGGAACTCTTTGCGCTATACAGTGACGACGCCACTCACGGGTGTGGCTTATGAGTATCAGCAGCAAGTTATTGAAGGGTACAATGTTTCTGACCTCAATTGGGGTACGTCGTTTGGAACGCCGATCACCGTCTCGTTTTGGTTCAGGTCAAACGCACCCACGGGAAGTACTATGTGTTCAAGTATTGTACCGGTAGGTTCTGGTGTGAACGGTCGTTTCACGTTCAATTTCACTCTCAATTCATCTGGTACATGGCAATACGTGACCGCCACAATCCCGCCGCCACCAACCGCTCTGGGGGCAATGGTGGGTGGGACCGCCGCCGCCCTGGTTCTTCATATTCACTCGATGTACGTTACCTATCTCACATCCACACCGGGGTCTTGGGAGACGGGGGCTGCAGTGTATAACATCGGTTCGACGGGGGCGTATCAGTGGTGGAACAACGCCGGCAATTACATCGAGTTCACAGGCGTCCAGCTCGAGCGCGGGACCGTGGCTACGGGTTTCGAGCAACGACCATTTGCTACTGAGCTCGCTCTTTGCCAACGCTATTACTATCAGTGGAGCTCGGCTATTTCCGGCTCGTACGGCGCGTTCGGCTTCGGTGTGCAAAGCGGGTTTAATCAACTCAATTTCATCGTCCAGTATCCAGTGACCATGCGTTCCAATCTCAATTCAACGGCCAACTTTTCAAATAGTGCAATGTCCACATTCCAATTAAACTCGGGTGGTGGCGCACCTGGCACTCTCAACTCTTTTGCATTTCAGACGGACTCGAGCACTCCCCATACGGGTAGGTTTGTGATTAATACAGGAAGTGCTGGAACCGCCGGCTTGTCAATCGAGATCAGGGCCAACAACACAACAACCGCCTTCCTCGGCTTCAGTGCGGAGCTTTAGCGCGTAGGCCCTTTTCCAAGCGTTTACACGCTCCTTGTTCTTTTCACGGCAGGCCCTCGCCTTTTCCCTTTCGGCCTCGACCTGTTCTTCGGTCGGTCGGGCATCGAACGGCTCCCCGTGCCATCTCCACACGTACCCATTCGACTGAGAGTACTTGAGTGAGCAGCAGTCCCTGACCCTATTCACCCCCGTCGCTCTCACCGACTCCCACGTCTTCACGAATGTCCCGTCGAGTGTGTATTGGTCCACGGGTTTCATGGTGGTGCGTTTCGCTTCTCGAATGTGTTGTTTCTGTTCATCTGTATGAGACCGACTCATGTTTGGACTTGCACGCTGGCCTTCACTTATCCGACGCGCGTGTTCTTCAGAAAGCTTGACGCCTGTGTGTGAAATCTTGTTCGCCTCGCTTATCCTGAGCTTCGTCTCTTCATTCTGCTGAAACGCGTTCCCACCCGTCTGAAGGTTGTATCCGTTCGGGGCGAGAGTCCTTCGTTCAGAAATCTCCTTGACTTCTCGGTCGTTCAATTCCTCGTTTGGAATCTCACAAATTACCGAAAATTCAAACTTGTCGAGTCCATGACTGGCAAATGCAAACTTGAGGATTCCGTCAGGTCTCCTCTTGTGTTGACTCCAACGATGAGAGACCAATCTCCGTCTCGTCTGCCCCACGTAGCACTTGCCATTCACGGTGTTTCGTATCTGGTATATGAACCCCATGTCTTACCTTGGCCTGAGATAATTATTCGGAAGCGTCCTGAGACACTTCCTTCTGCTTGGCTCTGTACCGGGCCTTGGCCTTCCGGTCGCGCTCCAATTTCTTTCTGTGCATCTCCTCTTTCTTGGCCTTGTGGGCCATCCAGAGATCGTACATCTCCTCGATCGGCTCACCCTTGTACGTCTCCATTGATCCTTCAGCCTATTATTTTCATAAGCTATTTCAGCAATGAGCCAGGTCCTCGTAATTCTGGATTCAAATACCCTGTCCGTCGTCGATTGGTACTTTAGCGACTCACCCATCGTTCCCGTCACCCCCGGTATACGCCTCGAGGTTCCAGAAGGTCTGACGTGGGACACCGTGAAGGGCGTTCAGGACGGTGATCAGGTCACGCTCGTCGCAGACTCGGCCAAGGTTCAGGCCAAAACCGCCGCCGCCTGGACCGCCCTCCGCACCGAGCGCAACGCGAGACTCGCCCAGAGCGATTGGGTCGCTTTGTCTGACGCGCACCTCAGCCAAGACAAGAAGGACGCCTGGTTCGCCTACAGGCAGGCCCTGCGCGACCTGCCGGACGAGGTCACGGACGAGCAGGTCACGAGTTCTGCGAACTCGGTCCCCTGGCCCCCGGCTCCAGGAACTAGCGTTCCTGTCGCTCCCGTCACTGGCTCGCGTCTCTCCAGTCTCTTGACTCACGCGGAGGT